TGTGGAATTGAAGCAAAAGACCTTTTAACTGATGAAGTGTGTTTTATACGTGAATCGTTTAGCGTAGAGGGTGGAACTATAAAAGAGACAAGTGTAGATATTAGCACTATACTTAAGGCTTATAACAATAGTGAGATTAACAACGGGTTTTACGCTTACGATGTGTTTTTTGCTATGGAAGTCGAAAGCGGTAAGGTATTGTTTGACAATACAGACGGAGAAGATTAGTTACCATAAAAGGAGGAAAGTTGAACTGTATCATACAAGCGTATAAATACCTAAAAAGACCAAGATATGTCGTAATGAAGGGAATACAGATTGAAAACAGAGCTATCATGTTCCTAGGGGCTAGACCGATACCCCCAAAAGACAGAAAAAGAGAGATTGAAACTCATGGATATGTAGATGAAGGTTATCAGAAACTAAAGATATCTTTTGAAAACCAAAAATACACTTATTGGAGAAGTAGTAGATATAAGATAATATGGACATTTAAAGACCTCATAAGATGGCGAAGAATGTTACCTAAAGATGACTCAAGATGTCTAGAGAAGGTAAAAGGTCAATGGCAAAAGATAAAAAAAACTAATTAAAATTAAGAGGTCAAAATGAAAGTATTAAGAGAGCTGGTAAAAGCAGTAGATGATAGAGCAACGTCTTACGAGATAGTAACGCAACGATACGAGCATCAAGGAGAGGTTTATTCTCTAAAAGGTGTTGAAGGTATAACAAGAGGTACTTACAAGCTAGATAACGATAAAGAATATGTCGGCATGGTTGCTATAATGGTTGCTTCACAGTTTTTCGAGGACTATTGTAGTGTTGCGGTTGTTTATAGAGATGAGATCATGGAGCTTGTTAACAGCAATGAATCTATTAATATTCATAACACTATTGTATTTTATAGAGATCACGTTCAAGAGTTCTTTGAAGGTCTAGGATTAAGAACAATACATAGGAGCTGAATATGGCATTATCAACACGAAAAAGAAACATGATTATTGCAGATTGGAAAACGGGGAAATTTGATAACCCTTCACAGGTTGCAAAACACTATAAAATAGACAGAAAAACAGCAGGGAAAATTATAGAGGGAATAAGTCAAGATAACACCGCAATAGTAGAGGCTGGGGCGATTTACGAAAATGCTAAAAAATCCCTAAAAAATCCCGTTGAAATTACCGCTATCGAAACAGCAGTTAAAGAGATGACAGTAGCCGACGAAATACATAGTATAGTTTTAGATGGAACGCTTGAAAATATTAAGGCGGTTAAAAAGGCTTTAACCATAAATGATAGCGATAAAGATAATGTTTCTTTATTCGATAGGAAGTTAGGACAAGAAACTTTCGACAAAGCATTGATAACAGCAGGTAAAGCTCCTAGATTTGCACCAAAGGCAGAGATCAACAACACCAACAATACACAAGTCAATAACGATATAGACGGATACGGTGTAAAACTGATAGAAGAAGCATAGATAATCTATACTTTATGTGTGTTTAAGTATAGATTATCTATACTTTGTAATACAAACATAAGAGGTCAGTAAAAATGAAAACACAAATTCCAATATACAGAGCAAAGCGTAAAGATAATGGTGAGTATGTAGAAGGAACAGGCACAACGGACTTTTTAAACATTAACAGGCATGAATATCCTCAATATGCAGGAGAAGGTCGTACATGGTTGTGGAATGATTATTCATGGGTTGAAATAGACCCTGAAACCCTAGCAATCCATTTCCCCGACATGAAAGACAAAAACGACAAGCCTATATTTGCATCTTTGAGTGAAGATGGTAAGGGTGGTACTGAGGTGACGGCACAAGTTTATGGTATCAGCAAAGGAAAAACTTGGATATTGCACGCTTATTGGAGAGATAGTACTATTTGGTTTAATAAGATAAAAACCAGTGGCAATGAAAGACAAGTATCACTACCAATTCAAGATGCTCTAAGGGATATGAAAGTAACAGGCATATACGAAGGAGCAGACAATGAATAATGAAGAAATGAAAGAGCTTTACGCTACGGGTGAGTGGGTAAAGATTTATAAGAAGTCTACATCATCAAACGAATGGCTAATCCCTAGAACAAATATTGAAAAATGGATAAGTGAATATGAATACAAACTCATCCACAAAAAACACGCTGATGTATTAGAGCATGTGTTGAATGGTGGTGAAACAACAGTAGAAGACCCTGAATGGGATAAATCATTTAGAGAACTAGAAGCAGATTTTATCGGTAATTATGATGATGAGCTTAATTACTATATCATCAAAGACAAACCACCTGAAAGAGATTTAAACCAAGAGTCGGCAAATAGACTACACAGAAGAAACAGAGCTACGGCTAGGGTTACTTGTCACGAAGATTACGAAATATCAGAAGAAGATATGCAACGACAAGAGAGAGGTTATGAGCCTAAGCAAGTAGAGCGTATTACTAGGGAAGGGTTGATACATGAAGCTTTATATGATTTGAAAATAGACGGTCATACAAAAAGAGGTCTTTATAACGCTATATCTTGCCTTGAGAAATACCTTGAAGCTAATCAGAAGGATAACCAATGAAAGGAATAATAGATAAGTACAATGACTTTATGTATGTGACATTCAGCCCTGAATACAAGTGTGAAAAATGTCCTATGTTATTGACTGAAAAAGTTAGTTACGAATATGAAGAGTACGAAGATTATTGCATGTACGGCAAAGACTGTGATGAAGATGCTTATTGTTTTACCCCATTGTTTATACTAAATCTTCTTTCAAACAAATACAAGAAGAGGTTTGAACAACAACAAGCATCACAATGGGATGGTCTTGTTGAATACATGGAAGAGAATAATCTGTTTGATGAAGATGAAAGGGTAAGCCAATGCAAGGAATAACATTCAACGACCAAGGCATCAAGGGTATAGAGAGTGGGGCTAAGTGTATGTTTCGTGAGCCTTTAAATGAATTGGAGATGAGACATTACAATAGTTGGTTAAAAGAAGATTGTTTTTCTAAATACCAAGTAGGCGAAGTGGTATATGTTAAAGAAGAGTTTTACGAAACTGAAAAAGCGTATTGGTACGAGAGAGATATAGTAAAGTATGATATAGATACTTTACATTACTCTAAAAAAGCTGCTAGTGAAATGCAAGAACACCAAGCAAGATTTTTCCTAAAGATAAAGTCTATCAAGGTAGAGCGTTTGCAGGATATTAGCGAAGAGGATTGTATTAAAGAGGGAATGTATAAAAAAGAATGCATTGATTGGGGTAATAGAGGTGGTGAGTATCCTCCTATGCCAACTCAAGATTATGCTTTTACTGTAAACGGAAAAGATGGGTTTTTAAATGCTATTGATTGCTTTAAAGATGATATTTGGAACAAAATCTATGGCAAAGGTGCAGAGTACCTAGACGAAGATGGAGAAGTTCAAGCTAGAGACGGAACACTTGATTGGGACAGTAACCCTCATGTCTTTGTGTATGAACTAGAAAGAGTTGATAATTGAGCGGTGAAATAAAACACCCTAAAGCACTACAACGAGAGTTAGCCGATTATCTCGGTGTAACTTTATCAGCAGTAAAGCAGTACAACAAGAAGAAAAGAGAGCTTATGTTGATCGGGCTTAAAGTTATGCAAGAATCTAATAAAGAGAAGCACAATGACAGTAACAAGTAAAGAGCTATAGTGTCAAAAATAGAAGTTCAAAAAGAAGCCCTTATTCATCAAGTACGTTTCGTGCAAAGCCTAGCTAAATATCCAGCTCTTGTCGGTGGTTTAGGAAGTGGAAAAACTGATGCAGGTATAGCAAGAGCTTTAACCTTGAAATACAAACATAAGCACCTGAATGTAGCTTATTATATGCCAGACTATAACCTGATACGTGATAGAGGTATGTCGGGCTTTGAAGAAGAACTTACAAAGATAGGACAACCCTACAAGCTCAACAAGACAGATAAGATAATCACGCTTGAAAATAAAGGCTCTATCTATTTTAGATCAATGGATACACCAGAGAAGATCATAGCCTATGAAGTAGCCGACAGTATAATAGATGAGTTAGACACGATGAAGCCACAAAAGGCTAAACACGTTTATAAGAAGATAAGAGAGCGTAACAGACAGAAAAAGCCTAATGGAGAGTCTAACACTATCGGAGTAATCACTACACCCGATTACGGTACAGAGGGTTTTGTATATGAGCTGTATAACCGATGTATCGATAAAAACACAATGGACGGAAGTGGTAACTATGATCTTATTAACGAGGGATTAGTAGAAGATTATCACTTAGTAGAGGCTTGTACGTCAGACAATCCCTTTTTGCCTGATGATTACCTAGACGAAATCTTAGAAATGTACGACCCGATACTAGCAAACCTCTTTACACGCGGTAAGATGGTATCACTTTCACAAGATAAGGTATATCACTACTACAACAAGCAACAGCATCAAAGCCTTAGAACTATACAGCCTAACGATAAGCTTTACATAGGTACAGACTTTAATATAGGCGGTTGTGCTAATGTTGTGTATGTAAAAGAGGGGAATACCCTTATAGCTGTAGATGAGTTTGCACCAAAGAATACCGATGCGATAGTCATTCATTGTAACAAGCACTATCAAGGTCATATTATAGAGTTCTTGCCTGATAGTAGCGGAGATAACGAAAGCTCTAATGCGAGTAAGTCAGACATACAAATATTAAGGGATGAAGTAAGAACACCTAATGCACCTATTATTAATGCGCCTAAGATTAACGGAGCTGTAAGAGATCGTATTAATACTACTAACTCCAGAATATCAAAAGGCTTTTTACTCGTTAATTATGTCAAATGCCCTAAGTTTTCTCACGCACTCAGCGCACAAGGATACGACAAAGAGGGCGCACCTGAAAAGTCAAAGGAGCATAAAGGCGGTGCGGTTGATGATTGGAACGATGCTGGTACTTATCCCGTCGTTAGATTGTTCCCTATTCATGGACGTATGAGCGTTTCAAGCACCTCTTTTATTTAGGTACAATTTTCTTAAAAAAGAGGTGTACTTTGAACCATCCAAATTTTGACAGCGAAGAAGTAGCAAAGCACAAAAAAAGACTTTCTTTAGTCAATGACTTTTATTTAGGTTTTGATACTTCAGTAGAGCATATAGAAAAGTATAATCAAGAAAATACAACAAACTACGGAATTAGACAGAGATTATCTAGACTCACCAACTACACACGCGAGGCAGTCGATACCATTCGAGATATGATCTTTAGACGTTCATTAGACCTTAGCGAACTAGAGGGAACATTCTTAGAGCCTTTTTTAAACACGATCAATCTAAAAGACACGCTGGAAGAGTTTATGAAAGAGCTATGTATTAATGTATCTCGTGACGGATACGCATATATCTTAGTCGATAAGCCATCTTACGAGAACGTCGAAACCAAAGCAGACAGCGACAAGCTAAGACCTTACTTTGTTAATATTCCACGTTCAATAGTGCGTAACTATAAGATGAAATCAGACGGCACTTATAGAATGCTCACCTATGACGAGATTTATACTATAGATGATGGATATGCAGAGAGTACAGCAGTACAGCAAAGAGTATATTTAGATGATGGAAGCATAGAGATATGGAGAGAGGACGAGTTATACAGAGTAATAGATACAGCTCTTTATCAAGTTCCTATCGTCAAAGTAGGTGAAAAAGAGATAAGCGAGTTTTACGATCTTTCAGTAATCAACCGTAGCCACTTAAACATGAAGTCGGAACAACGAAGTTACGGGCGTATGGGGTGCGCTCCTATCCCAGTAACCTATTTAGCAAACGCTGAAGATAGCAAGGTTATTACATTCGGTATTAATGATGGTCTAAATTTCAATAGTAGTAGAAGAGAGGCAGGATTTGAGTGGGTAGAGCTTGAAGGTAAAAACAACGAAGTAATAGGCGAACTCATCAAAGACGATGAAACGGATATGAGAGAGTTTATAGCTACACTTATTAAAAGCGACGTACAGCGTACAGCTAAAGAAGCTAACCTTATGAACGCTGGTAATGAATCGACTCTTAACCATTACGCTACACAGATCGAGAAGGGCATTAATAAAGCGTTTAAGATCATGGCTATCTATCAAGGTGTAAATAGTTTCGATAAAGGGGTTAAAGTGAATAGAGATTTTATTGATACGAAATTATCACCCGAAGAGATACAAAAGTATATGGATATGTTTACGCAAGGCATTATCAGTTACGAGAAGCTTATATATTTATTCATTCAAGGCGAAACTTTACCGCCTATGACAGATGAAGAGATAGCAACAGAAAAAGAACGATTGATATTAGAGTAACAGCATGATACCTTTTAATGATCTAGCACTTACAGAGGGTACATTATTCGAGCTGTATAAGTCTAAGGGCTACTCTGATACCCGATTAAGTCTTAATCTAGCTCTAGAAGAGATTACAAGAGCTATAGAAGCCACAAAAGGAGAGTGGACGAGGAAAAGGCTTATCGAGGTTAAAAAAGTCATTAAAGAGCAGATACAAGAATCTTATAAACCTATGTTACCTATGATGCAAGAAGAGAGCGGAGCAGTTGCTGGAGTTGTTTACTCGGCTTATACACTTGATGTTACGACGAAGGGAATACCTACAAGCGTTTTAGATCAAATAACAAAACGTACAGCAGACATACAAGGCTATGGCTTTCAAGAGCTGTATAAAGTCACAGCAGACAACCACGAAAGAGCGTTAAGGGTATCTTTGGCTACTGAAGTATCTAAAGGCTCATCGTTACAAAACACCATTAAAGCAATGAAAGACAAACACGACTATTTAACCTTGAAGAACTTAAACACCGTTGTAGGATCTACAATCAAAGAGGCGAGAGAACAAGCGACATACTCGGCTTATAAAGATTTAGAGAAATACGGAGCAATTGAGGGCTATTTAAGTGTCGGAGTATTAGACAGCAGAACAAGCGAGATATGTCGAAACCTTGACGGTGCAGTATTCAAGATGAATATAGACGATGTGCCAAACAAACCCCCTAGACATTTCGGACAATGTAGATCAAAACTTACACCTATTACTAAAGATCATACAGAATTAGGAACACGACCAAGTAAAGACGGATTAATACCTAATATGAATTATGGCGAGTGGTTTAGTACAAAATCAACCGCCTTTCAAAAGCAAGTTTTAGGCAAAAAAAAGTTTGAAGCATATAAAAGAGGAACTTATAAAATAGGTGCGCTTCCCGATGTTAAATATGCTGGTCAAAACCTTAGCATAGAGGCGGTTTTTAAGGGTCTAAATCTGTGATACAATTCATCATATTTCAAGTCGGAGGCTGAATTATGAGTTTTGAAAAGTTAATCGGATTAGTCGGAGACAATCCCGAAGCGTTAGAGGTTATTAAGTTACTCGAAACTGCTAGCACTAGCAATGTAGGGAAGATCAACGAGTTAGAACTTAAGGTGTCTAATATCGCAGAAACGAGAGATAAATACAAGTTAGGTAACGACCTTGTTAAAAAGTCTTTTGGAATTGAAAATATCAATGATGAAACGATAGCGGAACTCTTGAAGTCTAAGGGTAATAAAGACAATGAAGCAGAGCTTCAAAATCTTAAACAACAGATAGAATTAGGACAACAAGAGAGAGCAGATATTGAAACCTCTTATAAATCTAAGCTATCTGATATTGCACTTAAAAATGCTTTATCTAAAACGGGTTTAGCTCAAAGAGCTATTAATCCAGAAGTGTACGAAATCTTAGAGGGTATCGCGCTTAAGGGTGCAGTTTATGAAGATGATAAGATCATTTTCAAGAACGATGATAAATCAACTAAGTATGTAAACGGTAAGCCTATGTCTTTAAGTGACAGAGTGGACGAGCTATCAAAAAGTACGGCTTACTCTACTATGTTTCATGCTGAAGGAACGGGCGGAGGCGGTGCAAGCAACAGCACCAACAATAAATCTGTAAACACTAGCAGTATGAGTGCTACGCAGATGATGAACGAAGGAAGGAAATAGCTAAATGGCTTTAACACTATTAGAGGCATCAAAAACGAACAGCGGTAACACTTACTTAGCGGGAGTGCTTATGAAATTTGCGGAGAGTTCAGATATTCTTAGATCAATCGGTTTTAACGATATCGAAGGTAACTCACTTGCTTACAATGTAGAAGAAACATTGCCGGGCATAGGTTTTAGAGGTGTTAACGGCTCTTATACTGAAAGTACGGGAATCATTAATCCAAAGAGCGAAAATCTTGTTATTGCGGGTGGCGATCTTGATGTAGATAAATTCATCGTTGATACAATGGGTGTAGGTCAAAGAACGACACAAGAAGCTATGAAGATCAAAGCTTTAGCGGGTGCATTTACACGTACATTTATCAAAGGTGATAGCGTAGCAGACCCTAAAGAGTTTGACGGCTTACAAAAGCGTTTACAAGGTACTGCACTAATCGAAAACCATGCGACGGGCGCTGGTCTTTCACTTATCAAACTTGATGAGGCTATTGATGCGGTAGACGGTGCTACACATTTGATTATGTCTAAGGCAATGCGTAGACGTTTAACGGTTGCTTCAAGAGATCAAGCAGTAAGCGGTATGATTACTTACGATAAAGATGAGTTTGGTAGACAAGTCACTAAGTACAATGATCTTCCTATTCTTATTGCAGATAAAGATAATAAAAATGATGATATCTTGCCTTTTACAGAAGCGGGTAACACTTCTTCTATTTATGTTGTTGCTCTTAGTGAAGGAAAGGTTGAAGGAATCCAGAACGGTGGCATTGATGTTAGAGATATCGGAGAGCTTGAAAGTAAATCTGCTTATCGTACTCGTGTAGAGTGGTACACTTCTTTCGGTGTATTTGCGCCTAACTCGGCTTCACGCTTAAAAAATATTACTGATGCACCAGCAACAGCTTAAAGGAGATTTTTAAATGTATAAAATTCTTGATGAACTATCAAAACTATCTGAAAATCAAGCGGTTACGGCAACGGCTACAACCGTAGGTGCAAACATTGACGGTATTAATATCGGTGATGTTTCTTATGTGGCA